AAATCAAACGATAGACACTGGTTATAATGCCATGTCAACAGGTCCAATCACAATTGCAGGTGGCGTATCGGTTACAGTTCCGACTACAAGCACTTGGCTAGTATTATAATTAGGAGAACACAATGGCATCAACGATAAATGCAATTTCTACTGGGGCGGGAGGCATCATCACAACGGGTGACTCATCAGGTATTATAACTCTACAATCTAATGGAACGGCTGGATTGTCAGTTGGTGCAGGTTATATAAATCTTCCTACATGGACAACAGCTGGAAGACCTGGATCTCCTACAACAGGTACATTTGGTTATAATTCATCATACGGACAAGTAGAAACTTATAATGGGTCTGCTTGGGTTATTACATCTACTGCTCCTACATATTCAGCATCATATGTTATTGTAGCTGGGGGAGGTTCTTCTGGTACAGGAAGTACTGGCGGTGGAGGTGGAGCAGGTGGAGCCTTAACTGGAACGACAACATTATCAGTAGGTACAGTTTATACCGTTACTGTAGGAGCTGGAGGATCAACAACATCTACACCAGGAGCTGGAAACAGTGGAACTAATTCATCGTTAACAGGATTAACTGCAGCTGTTGGCGGAGGAGCTGGCGGTGGTGGCCCAGCTGGTACTGGTGTTAGTGGAGGTTCAGGTGGTGGAGGTGGAGGTAATTCAGCGGTTTCAGGCGGTAGCGGAACATCAGGTCAAGGTAATGCTGGTGGTGCAAACACTGCGAGTTTTATAAATGGTGGTGGTGGTGGTGGAGCAGGTGCTGTAGGTGCAGCTTCAGCACCGAGTGTTGCAGGTGCTGGTGGTACAGGCATTGCAACATCTATTACAGGAACACCTAGTACTGTGGCTGGCGGTGGCGGTGCAGGTTCACCTAGCTTTTCAGGTACAGGTGGAACTAGTGGAGGTCCGGCTGGATCACCTGGAGGTGCAGGTAATGGGTCTACGGGATCAACAGCAGGTGTTTCAGGAACTGCAAATACAGGAGGTGGCGGTGGAGGCACTGGAAGCGGACCAGCAGGTGCAGGTGGTTCTGGTGTAGTATTTATTTCTGTCCCAACAACAAATTATACTGGTACTACAACAGGTAGCCCAACAGTCACAACTAATGGATCTAACACAGTGATGAAGTTCACAACTTCTGGATCATACACAGCTTAAGGATAAACTATGTCAAGCATTTTACTTTCAGGTGATACGAGCGGAACGCTTACACTTACTGTACCCTCGGTGGCAGGTAGTAATACTATTACTTTGCCCGCTCTAACCGGCACTATTATCACAACAGCGTCAACATCAGGTATACCTAATACTGTCAACTGGACCACAGTGCAAACATCAAGCGTGAATCCAGCAGTAGCAGGTACAGGTTACCCAATGAACACAACAAGCGGCGCTCTAACCGTGACACTCCCTGCATCTCCAACAGCAGGCAACATGATTTCTATTCTTGACTATGCAGGTACAGCGGCTACAAATAATATAACGGTTTCAGGAAATGGAAACAAAATTCAAGGTAATACACTTTCAGCTACTATTTCTACAAACAGAGAAGCAATTAATTTAGTTTATATAGATAGTACTCAAGGCTGGCTTGCTTATTCAGATGTTTATTCTACAACTTCTCCTTTACCTCAAACTTATACAGGCACTTATTTATTAGTAGCTGGTGGCGGTGGAGGCGGATGGGCTTATGCAGGTGGAGGCGGTGCAGGCGGATTTGTAACAGGAACTACTACTTTAACAATAGGAACAGTTTATACTGCTGTAGTAGGCGGTGGTGGTGCTGGTGGCACGCCATCTTCTGCATCTGTATCAGGAAATAATTCTACTTTCCCTGGCGTTACTTCCGCAGTTGGTGGCGGAGGTGGTGGTGGTGCAAATAGCCCAGCAGGAGCAGGAACAGGAGGATCAGGCGGAGGAGGTCTTGGCTTTCAATCGCCAGCGGCTCTTGGAGGATCAGGAACTCCAGGCCAAGGTAGTGCTGGTGGTAACGGTGGCCCTGGTGGAGGCGGTGGCGGTGGAGGAGCTAGCGCTGTTGGTAATGCTGGACAAGCAACTTCAAATGGTAATGGTGGTGCTGGAAGTGCATCAAGTATAACTGGAACTCCAGTAACTTATGCAGGTGGTGGAGGCGGAGGTCAAGACTCCCCATATCCAGCAAGCTCTGGAGGTTCTGGCGGTGGCGGTGCTGGATCAAATAGTGGATCTACAGGTGGTGCTGGAACTGCTAATACAGGTGGCGGTGGTGGTGGCGGTGGTCGTTCACCTGGTCCTAGTTTTGGTAGTGGAGGCGCTGGCGGTAGTGGAGTTGTTATTTTATCAGTCCCAACAGCTAATTACTCTGGTACTACAACAGGCTCTCCTACAATTACAACATCTGGTTCAAACACAATTATTAAATGGACTAGTGGCTCAGGAACTTACACAGCATAATGGCTAAATTTGGTATAGCAGGAGATACATCTGGTGTTATAACAGTGCAAGGACCAGCAGTTGCAGGATCAAACACATTAACATGGCCAGCAGAAACAGGTACTGCGTATTTATCAACATCAACATCTACACTTCCTGGTCAAATCGCATGGAACACAACAGTACAAACAACAGGGTTCACAGCGGTAGCGTATGGTGGTTATTTTTGTAATACAACATCAAGTGCGTTTACAGTAACTCTCCCAGCAACCCCAACACGTGGTCAGTTTGTAGTCATTGTTGACTATGCAGGAACTGCAGCAACTAATAATATAACTGTAAATCCTAATGGGTCTGTAATTGGTGGAAGTTCTGCAAACCAAGTTATAGCAACAAATAGACAAGGTTTAACATTAACTTACATAGATGCAACTCAAGGCTGGCTACCAACAAGCAATGTTTATAAAACTGGCTACCCCTTCACTATTACGGCTTCTTATTTAGTAGTTGCTGGAGGCGGTGGAGGCGGCGCATCTGTAGGTGCTTCTGCAGGAGGTGCTGGTGCGGGAGGGTATTTAACAGGAACGGCTACATTAACTGTAGGTACAGTATATACAGCAACTGTTGGTGGAGGTGGTACTGGAGGTGCTTATTCCCCTGCAGTAAATAATGCTGGAACAAGTGGGTCTAATTCATCATTAAGCGGATCGGGTTTTACTACTGTTACTTCTACAGGTGGTGGAGGTGGTGGCGCAGGTAGTGCGGGTACAGGATTATCAGGTGGCTCAGGTGGTGGAGGTGGTACTAATGCTGGTGCTGCTGGAGCAGGCACTCCTGGACAAGGTAATGCCGGTGGTGCTGCTGAAACTGGTGGTAACTATAGATCTGGCGGAGGTGGCGGTGCTTCGGCTGTAGGAACTGCTGGAACTTCTGGTGGCGGAGGAGGTGCAGGAACTGCAAATACAATTACTGGATCATCTGTTGTTTATGCGGGTGGTGGAGCTGGTGGAGCTAATACTGGAGTAGTTGCTATAGGAGGTCCAGGTACTCCAGGTGTTTCAGGTGGTAATGGTGGATTAGGTGGATCATTAGGTACAGTAGGCGTTGCTAATACAGGAGGCGGTGGTGGAGGCGGTGGTTCTACAGCTGGTAGCAATGGTGGTTCAGGTGTAGTAATATTATCTGTACCGTCAGTTGTATATTCAGGGGTTTATACAGGTTCTCCAACAGTAACTACATCTGGTGGAAATGTTATTTTAAAATGGACTTCAGGTTCAGGAACTTACACAGCATAGGGTATAATTATGGCTAAGATGACTATAGAAGAATTAATTAAAGAATTCACGAACGAGCAAGGTTTTCAATTTGGTATTGACATTGTGATGAAGTCATTACGACCAGGTGCGTTATACGGCTTATCAGCCTCTGGAGGTACTTTTGAAATAGTATCGTGGGACGAGACTAACGAATTACCAGCACCGTCATCACAAGAAATACGAGATGAATATATTCGTCACCAAACAATTCGTGAGTTCATTGATATGTTAGAAGCAAATAAGAAAAACAAAAAATCAAAAATTAGGAAAGCTGCATGAGCATCATAATTGACGCTATCAATGGTATTACCCAAGCAGGCTGGACAACAGCAGGAAGACCTGCATCACCTAGTGCTGGCCAAGTTGGATTTAATACTACTTTAAATGCGTTTGAACAATATAATGGTACAGGTTGGACTACGATTGCATCATGGACAACAGCAAATAGACCCGTAACACCCGTAGCTGGATTTAGTGGATACAACACTAGCTTAAGTGCTTTTGAGTTTTATAATGGTTCAAGCTGGGTTGGATTTAATAGCAACATCGTGACGTACTCTGCGAGTTACTTGGTTGTAGCTGGAGGAGGCGGAGGCGGTGGAGGTCAAGGTGGTGGAGCTGGAGGCGGAGGATTTTTAACTGGTACTTCAACTTTATCTCAAGGTACAATATATACGGCTACTGTAGGTGGTGGAGGAACTAGTGGTGGTCCAGCTGGAGGACAAGGTAATAGCTCATCAATATCTGGTACAGGATTAACTACAATTACATCTACTGGAGGAGGTGCTGGCGGTGGCGGTGATTTTCCTGCAGGATTCTCAAATGGTGGATCAGGTGGATCAGGCGGTGGTGGCGGTGGTCAAAATGGTAGTGGATCTGCTGGCTCAGGCACACCTGGTCAAGGAAATAACGGTGGAGCAGGATCTAGTCCTAATGCAGGTGGTGGAGGTGGAGCATCACAAGCAGGTAATACTGGTGGACAACGTGTTGGTGGAAATGGAACTGCATCAAGTATAACTGGAACACCAGCTACCTATTCAGGCGGTGGCGGTGGCGGAGCTAATAACGGAACTACTAGTAGCGGTGGAACAGGTGGTGGCGGTGGCGGAACAGGAAATACTACTACTGCAACAGCAGGTACTGCTAACTTAGGTGGTGGTGGCGGTGGTGGAGGTTCAACACCTGGTGTAGGTAACGGTATTGGAGGAGCTGGAGGTAGTGGCGTTGTAATTCTTTCCGTACCCACATCTTTATATTCAGGCACAACCACAGGATCACCAACGATTACTACAAGTGGATCAAATACAATTATTAAGTGGACCTCTGGTTCAGGAACATATACAGCTTAGGAGAATTAAATGGCGATTTCAATTAACGGTACCAACGGTATAACCAACGCAACATGGACAACAGGAACTCGTCCTACATCACCTGCTACAGGTCAAACAGGTTGGAATACTACACTTAATTCTTACGAGACATATAACGGAACTGCTTGGACAACAACAGGATCATGGACAACTGCTAATCGCCCTGTGACACCAAGTGCAGGCTACTCAGGTTATAACACATCATTAGCTGCGTTTGAATTTTATAATGGCTCATCTTGGGTTTCTATTAACTCTAACTACGTTATTTATACTGCTTCTTATTTGGTAATAGCTGGAGGAGGTGGTGGCGGTGGTAATGCTGGAGGTGGCGGTGGCGCAGGTGGATATCAAACTGGAACTACTTCTTTAAATGCAGGAACAACATATACTGTAACTGTAGGTGGAGGTGGAACTGGATCACCTACTACAAATGTAAATGGAGTAAATGGATCAAATTCAACATTTAATACAACAACATCTACTGGTGGCGGTGGTGGTGGTCAACTTTCAAACTCTGGATTATCTGGAGGATCTGGAGGTGGTGGAGGAACTGGATATATTTCTACTCCAACAGCAGGTTCTGGAGGATCAGGTACTCCTGGTCAAGGTAATGCTGGAGCAGCAGGATTTAGTACCCCGCAAGGATCACCATTTAGTACTATATCTGGAGGAGGAGGAGGCGGTGCAGGAGCAGTAGGAACTGCAGCTTCATCTGGAACTGGTGGTGCTGGTGGTGCTGGTACAGCTTCTTCAATTACTGGTACTCCTGCAACATATGCAGGCGGAGGAGGAGGTGGAAGTTATACAACTGGTGGTACTGGTGGTCCAGGAACTCCTGCGGTAAGTGGTGGCAATGGAGGTGGATCTCCTAGTTCAGGCACTGGAACTGTAGGCGTAGCTAACACTGGAGGTGGAGGTGGTGGCTCAGGAAATCCTTCTGGAACAGGTGGAAATGGTGGTGCTGGTGTAGTTATCTTATCTGTACCAACAAGTTCTTATCCAGGTACAACAACAGGAAGTCCTACAGTAACTACAAACGGATCTAATACAGTGTTAAAATACACTGCGTCAGGTACATACACAGCTTAACAATTTTTAAATAAGGAGAAGTAAATGTCACATTTTGCAAAAG